GAGCGTCGATTGCACGGGTGAAGTACCCGATTGAGCTGTCAGGCAGGTTCTCGCTGCCCAGTACCTTGGTGTCCTTCTGGTCACGGCGCAGGCGGTCGTAGGCAGAGTCCATGATGTCGGCTGCCTGACGGATGTGCGGGTGCTCGACCATCGGGATACCCATCGCACGGGCTCGCCTAGCGTCGCTCACGGCCCGATTGAACTCAGACCAGTGCGTTGCCTTGGTGAACACGTCCTTGATGGTGCTACCGCCGTTCTGGTTCCTCCAAGCGGTGTACACGTCGTTGAAGTGTGCGATTGGTGCGTTATACTCCCGCTCCCGGATCGCATGCTCCACAGCGGCTGTCGAGCGCGGACCACCGGCCTGCGTCGGCTGCTCCAGCAAGTGCCCAGCCACCCAGCGCATACCCGGATGCTGAGAACGCGCCAAGGTCATGGCGGTGGCTTGCAGGGCGTTGGGCAGGAGACGGGACAGAGTCTTCAGACGGGTTTCGTCGAAGGTCGGCGCCTGCTGTTCCATACGCAGCAGCATTTCGGTGTCGTACAGGCGCTGAGCGTTGTCAGGGACCGTATCAGCCGTCACGCCATAGCGGGCACCCACTTCCATGCGGTCAGCCAACGGGGAGAACTGAGACTCCAATGCGGAGGTCAGGGAGCCATCCATACTGGTCGGCGTTGCACCGTCAGCGGCTGGGGCTTGGCCCGGAAGCTCTGTGATGTCAGGCATCAGGCGCTCATTGTCAGGCATCGGGCGGTACGCGGCTTCGCGGAGAGCTTGAGCGCGTTCGTACTGGATGTTGGTGGCTACCTGCTTGATCTGGTCAGGCGTGGCGTTCGGACCAGCACGGCCCTGAGCCTCGGCCCACAGCCCGTGCATGAACTCCGTGGTGTTGGCTTGGATGGATTCCGCCATAGCGTCAGAGGTAGTTGCTGCCTCGTCAGCTTCAGCGTGTACGTCTGCCCGGTTCTCGTTGGCCGGGGCCACCTGCCGGGTGCGGTTCGCAATTGCTGCGCCGCCAGCGCCGAACACTGCGCCGAATGCTGCACCGTACACATAGTCAGCGGCGGTGACGTGCTCACCTGATGCTTGCAGTGTGGCTTCAACCAGCGTGTTGCCGGCGATGCCTTCGGTGATCCCACGGGTCATGGTGTACGTCTTGGCGCCTACGTTAGCGAGCTGAGCCACTTTCCCAACGCCCAGCCCAGCAACCCAGCCGACGGGGTCCAGAACACCAGCACCCAAGCTAAAGAAGGTCGCTGCACCAGCGCCGTGAGCGCCGATTGTTTTGAAGTTCTCGGCTTGCTCATTGAGGCGACCAAGCTTCCACAGACGCTCTTCAGCGCTGCTGCTATCAGCGATCCACTCTTGGTCAGCAGCGGGGCGGTTCTGGCCCCACGTTTCACGGTCGGAAAGCCCGTCGAATAACGGGTCATCTTTAAAAGTTCGTGTACCATCCCAGTGCTCCATGATGCTGTCAACGACAGCGGCTGTGCCTGTCATTTCGCGGTACGCAGCAGCAGCCATGTCCACTGGCCCAACGCTGTGTTTGTACGCAAGCTGCTTGGCGTTTTCGTCGTTCTGCTTGATGGCGTCCAGTAGGGTTGTGTCCGCTTCGGACTTGTCACCTGTGATCGTCGGCAGATCCCGCTTTGCACGGGGCTTGGCCAGATACTGATTACCAGCGGCTTGGATCGCCTCACTGGTCTGGTCCTCTGTCGCGCCGTTCGCCTTGGCGACGATTGCAGCGCGGGACTCTTGTGTGTACTGCGAGAACTTCTCGACCTTGGAGAGCTTCTCCTTGATGCCACGGCGACCGGCGCTTACGTCCGGCACCACGTTGGAGAAGTCACCGTAGTCCTGTTCTGCCACTTGGTCACGAGTGCTATCCGTTCCTGCGGAGGGTGCAGGTCCGACGGTAGTGGTGTTGCCTTGGCTCATGTAGTCTTTAATGTCGGACATGCTTTCCTCTATTGGTTAGCGCTCTCCCTTGACGTCGACTTTCTCAAAGTGCTTGCGCACTTGGCGTGAGTCAAAGGTGAACGATGCTGATTCGCCGTCAGGAGTGACGACAGTGGTGTGATAGATCTGGACAGTCTGTCCGTCGATAACCTGATCCTTCAGGCGGTTGACTTGAAGCTTGCCGTGCGTGGTCATTGCCTGCCACGGGGAGAACTTGCCACTGAACGCCGTAGCGCCTGTGTCTGCTGCCTGTGCCCTGCCGACCATGTCGCCGGTGATGCTGTAGCCCTTCTTCGGCTGACGGCTGTTAGCGGTTTCCCACCAGCCACCCAGCGCCACGTTGACGCCGTTCTTCTTGGCTTCCGCTTGTGCCACTTCGAAGAACGCACGACCGGCGTCCTCTTGGTTGGAGCCGATAGCCATTGCCAGAGAATCCTGTCCCGGCATCTTGCGAATAACAGCAGGGCCGAGGATGTCCAGCTTGCGCAGTACAGCCGGTGCAGCGCGCTTGGCAGCTTGCTCCGGTGTCATGTTCAGGTTGTCCATCATCATCTGCATTTCAGGGCCGGCAGCTTCCATAAGGATCGCCTTGTTGCCTTCGTCCATGTCAGGGATGCCGCGCAGCCATGCACCGCCGCCGCCCTTCTTGCTCAGGTCGTTCAACGCCTTGTCCAGCGTGGCCTTGTTGTCCGCAGTGGTGATGCCGGGGTTCTTGACCAGCGGCTTGCCGAACACAGCCTGCGCTGCTTCAATGCGGGACAGCGAGCCTGACTTGATGAAGCGGTTGTACTGCTCCATTCGGATGGCGTTCTCGGTGCCGAGGTACGCATCTGCCGTGGCCTGCCCGTCCGGTTGGGACAGGAGCTGCGTGTAGATCTGCTGCGTCCGGTCGAACTCAGCGCCGATTGGACCGCCGCCTTCAAGCTGGCGGAACGGCTCCTGCAACATGCTGCTGAGCTGCGGGTTGACGTACTCGTTGCCGTGGTTGTAGTTGTCAACGATGAACGCGCTCGCCTGCTCTGGAGTCTGCATGCTCTGCTTGACTCCCCACGAGTCGAAGACCATCTGGTCATACTCGGGCTTGGGTACGCCGGAGCTGATACCGAACTTGCCGGCACCGGATTCCATCAGGGTGATAGCCCCTTGGATCTGCGCCTTGCGCGTCTCGAAAGCTTCCTTGGTACGCAGCCCACTTTCGTAGTTCTGCTCGGAGCGCTTGTCGTTGATTCGGAAGGCACGGGAGTAGCTGGCCTTCTGCATGGACATCATGTCCTTCTGGCTGATGATACCGGACTGGGAGCCCGTCTCTGCCATGTACTGCTCGTTGATGCGGTTGATCTGAGTCTGGATCTGCGCCGGACTCATGCCTGCGGATTGCCCGCTAAGCTGTGCGATTGCTGCGCCGTACTGGTTGAAGCCGTACTGCTTGGCAGTCGTGACCTCGGCTTCCTGCCGAGCCTTGATGATCGCGGTCTGGTCGTCAACGTCCAGCACCGATTCATAGAAGCTCGGGTTACCGTCGATACGCTCGTTCATCCAGCGGTCAACCCAGTGATTGCCCTGCGCCATCTGATTGATAGCGAGCTTCTTCACGGTGTCCCGGTAGGTTGCATCGTCCATACCGGCTGGCTGCCGGAGCGACATCAGGGCGTTGGTCTTGGCAGCGCCGAAGTCCTCGTCATTGGTGATGCCGTTGGCTCGATTGAGCGCAGCGCCTTGCACGGTGTTGGCCGCGCTGTTCACCATCCCGGCGTACTGCCGAGCGCTTTCGCTTTGCACGTAAGCGTAGTTCGCCTTGCTCTGCGCCTTCATCAGAGTCGGGAGTTGCTCCACGATCTTCAGTTGCAGAACGTTGTCCACATCGCTGTCGCCAGTGAGGTGTTGTTGCATGGACTGCATCATCTGCTTACCAGCAGCGGCAGGGTCCATCTTCGCAAGCTCAGGCATGCGGTTGTAAATCTCGGTCGTTACATCGTCAACGCCCTTGACCTTGGCCATCGCCTGTGCACCACGGATGGTGGCGGTTGGGCCGAAGACACTTGCAAAGGCCGGTTGGTCGTTCTTGATATCGTGAAGCGCCTCACCTGTCGCAACGCGCTGCATGCCCTGACGGAACATGTCCTGCTGCTTCTCTGCGATCTTGCCAGTGGCGTAGCGCTCGCCAAGCTTCATTACGAAACCGGCGAGGCCATCACTGACAGGCTCAGAGCGCACTACGTCTTGGAAGCCCGGAGTGGGGCTACCACTGACTCCCGCTGACTGCCGTGAACCTACCATTTTGACTCCTTAAAGTAATGTGCTGCCCAGTTCAAAGCCTGAGCCAGTCGCGCTGTCTGCTGCGTTGCCGGTGCTGAACGTGCGCCGGAACAGCCCGGAGAATCCGCCGCTGGCCTTGCTGACGTCGAGCGCCCCGCCCTTGTTGAACGTGCCAGAGCTGTACATCCCTTGCAGGAGGTTGGCACCGGCTTCTGCACCGAACTTGGAGAACGAGGTGTCCAGCTTGGCTGGTCCTTGAATCTCTGCAAATCGTGCGTTCGCTTGGAAGACGTTGGCGTCCAGCGAGTTGTACATCTGGTACTGCGCTTCACGCTTGTCATCGTCAAGCTGGAACATCTGACGCTGGTACACAGACTCAGCATCGTTCTGCTCAATCTGTGCGTTCAGGTCCAGAACGTTGTCCATCATGTCTACGGAACCACCACCTACACCAGCGGCGCCGGAGGCAGCGGCAAGAGCCCCTGCTTCCTGTGCTGCCCGCAACCGCTGCGTGAATCCGCCAGTGGTCATCTGCCGCCCGAGTTCGATCTGCTGGGATGCGATCTTGTTCACAACCTGCCCGCCTTGACGGAGCATATCGTTGTTCTTGATCGACTGAGTCATACGGTTAAGGGACGCCGTAGCGCCAGCTTTCTCGTTGCTGACTTCCCGTTCCAGATTCCGAATCTTGGTGCTGGCCTTGTTGGTGATGTTCGTAGCCTTGGCTTCGTTCTGGCCCTTCACAGCGCCCATTACGGCCATAGCTGCTAGAACCCAAAACATTAAGTTCTCCTTGTGAAGAATTGACCAGACCACTCGATTGCTGACAGCCCGAAGGGCAGCCACGAGCGGCTTGAGAGTTTTACCTTGACGTTGCGAATCTCCTTGTACACGCCAACGGTGATGTTGGCTGTCTCTTCGATCTGCTGCTTGTTCAAGATCCATGCGCCGGCTGGACGGGCCACCCAGTTCAGAACCTCCACTTCAGTCTGATCCAGCGTCTCCAGATCCTTGGTGCGGGCCTTGCAGGCCGCGCTGTCAACCAGCGTCACCACCAGTGTGCCGAGCGTCAGCCTGCCATCCAGAATCGCCTTCCCGTCTTCGTCCCGCATGTACGGGTTCGTGAGGATGCAATGGCTGTCGAAGTTGAAGCCGAGCTGCATGCTTGACAGGTTGTCCGGGAACTCAGCAGTGAGCTGGTCAACCATGTCGTAGCTGCGGCCAATCAGGAAGAAGTCTCCTGCTGTGGTGTCCATCGCCACGGCGCACGCGTCCTCGTACAGATCCGGCGTCAACACTCCCGGCGTAGCCAGTGGTCGCATGCTGTCCATGTACGGTGAAGTGCTGAGCGAAGCATTCAGGGTGAACTCGTCCAGAACGAAGAAGCAGCCCGCTGTGCCTTGTCGCAGCGTGACCGTCATGACTGCGCCGTCTTTGCCAGTGATCCCGGCGAGGGTGCCCATGTTGGCGTCCCACGTCCAGCGGTTCCAGCTATCGAACAAGCGTTCCGTTTGGCCCGGAGAATCCAAGTAGCTGAACACGTAGACACCGTTCTTCAAACCGTCAGTGCGGACGAAGATCGCGGATGGAGACGTAGTTGCCACAAGCCCTTTCGGGTTGCCTTGCAGGTACTTGCTGAGCTGCTGAGTTACCTCAAACGTGGACACAGTGCCAGCGTAGGCGCCGGTCTGCATCTGCTGCAACGTGAGCTTGTGATCGCGGGGCTGAGTGTAGAACACCAAGTTACCAGCGGACACCGGGGCGCAGCGGTTGGAGTCAGCGAAGCTAGACTGGATCGCCATGTACGGGTTCTGCGGCATCAGGGCTTCACGACCACTGATTGCATACTGCCAGACGTTGCCGAACAGGAGCAAGTCCCGGTCCAGCAGAGCGCCATCCGTAATCACGTCGTCCTCAGATCCCAATGCGAACATTTCAATTGGGTCGTCGTTCGCTGTAATCAGCGCCGAGGTCTTGAAGAAGTTGAAGTAGTCACCACTTCGGGACAGCAGCACCGTTGAACCGGACACGATCATCAAGCGGTCTTGGAACAGCCGCAGGTAATTGACCGTCTTGCCGAATAGCAGTGGCAGTGGCTGGCTGTCAAAGTCGCCAGAGGAACTCACTGCCCAGCTTGGGACATCCACACCACTCAGCGTTTCAAGGAGCGCCGGTGTGCTGGCAACGTACAGCGTACCGTCCTCAATAGTTCCTACCAACGTAACGAATCCCGGCGTCACCACCGTGCCCGCTGTCTCTTCCCAAATGACCTTTACCCATCCAGTTGCCTCCCCGTTAACAGCACGGGCCTTGACGTAGAAGGATCGCTGGTCACCACCGGAAGTCAGCTTGGGACTGACCTTCACAACCTTACCGGGGCTGTGATACACGCTCAGGTTGTTTACGCTCTCCACTTCCCGGAATACTGCATCCACTTGTGCGCCGTCACCGGAGTCGGAGATTGTCAGTGCGCTGAGCCCGCCAAACACTAGCGTACCGCCCTCTGCTGTGCTGACGTTGCCTGCCGGCATACCTACTGCCAACAGGGCGACGTGGAGGCTGTTTGCGATGGACGCCGGGACAATGGCCGCAGCAGCAGTACCGATCCACTGGTTCACAGCGGTCTGATACGCATACACGCGGTCATTCACTTTCTTGTTGTAGTCAGGGTCGCCGGTGGCGATGTCGCTGGTGTTCAACACGCCGGGGTAGTAGCTGGTCGGTGTTGTGTAGGTGGCGATGTACGGCGTTGCTCCGATGGTGGCGACTACCTTGTACGTCCTGCTGTAAGAGCCGAACTTGATAACCGCTACGGCGCGCCCGTCCGTCTTCCATGGCTCTGTCGTGACCTGAGTTGTCGGAACAGTCTTGGCAGCCATTAGGATGAATCTACCGACGGCTGTAACTGACGATATGCCGGAGTTGAGCACAGACGTCAGCGCCGTGTCTGCCGGGTTCACGGACACTGGCAGGAACTTGCGCGCCGTCTTGTCAACAGCGACAATCGCCGGGGCGGTACTACCAACTGGTTTCGTAGCGTGCCGGTACATGAAACTGTACTCGACGTTCCCGATGTACTGTGAGTGCTCGCGGAAGTCCTCAAGGTCAGCAGAGGTTGCCGCAGTGAGCAGCGCGCCTGTACTGACCTCGTCGTGCATGAAACTGCCAGCGCGCCGCACAAGGCCGCGCACCGGGTCAGATATCATGTTGTCCTGTGCCCAGTGTTGGCCGGGGAACCGCTGGTGCGCCACCTGTTCGGAGACGCCACGGATAAGGGACTCATAGTTCCCTGTCACTTTCGTCATGCGAATCGTCTCGTTGCGTAAGGGACGCGGTTCTGATACCGCGCTGCGCCGGTTGCCCCTTGAGTGAGCATGTTCGCTTTCACCGACCGAGTGTGATCCATCATCACCAACGCATACGCTGCTTGGTATTCCTCGGCAGCCGAGCTTTGTTTCTGCTCGTCGCCGTCGTAGTCCAGTTGGAACTTCTCGACGGTGCTGGCCCGGACAAGGCGCTGCATGTTGTACGGCAGGTCAGTGAAGGGCAATGCCCGGATGATCTTCACCTTGATGGGCGAAGAGCTGGTGAAGTATTCAGCGACTCGGTTGTCATACAGCTTGCGCCCACGGATCGACAGCCACATTGGGTTGTAGCTATCCACGGTGCAGAGCGACAGCGCGTCTCCCGGTACGAACACTTGGCCGTCTGTCTGCGGGTGCAGGGTGACAGCCTCAATGTTGAAGTACCAGCCCGGTCCCTGCTCCTGAGTGTTCGCATCAGCGAAGGCTGCTCTGGCGTTGGTGACCATCGGGTTCGTGCTGTTGGCGATGCTGTTAACAGGCATTTCGCCCATCGAGGCAAGGCACTTGTTGACGACATCCAGTTCGGTCATAAACATGGTGTGTCTCCTAGAAACAAAAAATCCCCGCAACAGATGCCGGTTAGGGCACCCATTGCGGGGATTGAGGCTACGGCTTACGCGGCGTAGATGGAACCGGCGAACTCAGCACGGTTGGAGGTAGCGGCGAATGCCAACCACGCATCAACGTACCAGTGCTTCGACACGTCGTCGAAGAACACTTTGGTTTGTAGGTCGATGGTCGAACCAGCCAGAACGGCGCGGGACGAGAACGCCACGGCAACCAGTTTGGTGAAGTCGCCTTCGTAGTCTTCGCCCATCAGAGCGGACACGGAACCGGCAGTACCATCTTCTACCCAGTTAGGCAGGTTGTTGGTGCTCAGGACAGGAACGCCCCACGCCTTGAAGATGTGACCTTCGACCGAAGTGCCAGCAGCAGTAACGTAGTTACCGTTGATAACTTGTTCGGCTTCCAACAGGGTGTAGAAGGTGGCCGGACGAACGAAGATGAACAGGTCGTCTTCGACTGGGTCAACGTCCTTGTCTTCCATCTGTGCGAACAGGGAAGCGAACGCCGAGTACAGCTTAGCCGGATCGTTCTGATCGCCAGCAGTGGTCAGAGTGACCTTGGTGCCGCCTTTGTGACCCGGCAACTCGGTAGTCGAGAAGTAGGTGGAGTTGGCCAGCAACGAAGTCTTGACCGCTTGGATCAAGAACGACTGGTCCTTCATCTTGGCGATTTTCTTGCCGTGTTCTACCGCAATCTCACGACGAGCGTCGTAGGAGGTCTGGAACACGTCCAGCAACGGCAGGGTAGCACGGGCCAGAATGGTACGGTCAACCTGCACCGAGTTCTTACCGAACTGCGACTTGGTGCCGTTCGGCGTGACGCCCGGAACGATTACTTGCAGATCGGATTCACCGATTGCGAAGTTCGATACGGTAGTGGTGCCCTTCACTGGCTTGATGTTGATGATCGGCTCGGTCTTGGACCGGCGCATGATGGTGCCTTCCACGTCGGAAGTAAACTTCTCGATCTGGAGAGCGTAGATGTCGTCGGTGGCCGGGTTGTCGCGGCCATTTCGAGCAAGGGGGCGTACTACGTTAAAAGTATCTAAGCTCAAGGTATATCCTTAATTTCGGTTGGGAAACGTTTCTCTTACCTAGAGGGCGGCAATTAAATACCGCCCATTTCGGTCAATGAATCAGCGCAGAACCTGCTTCGCCAACTGTTGGTACTCGGCGGACTGTTCAAAGTCGTTCCCGTACTTCCGGTACAGCGCATCTACCGCAGCGGAGAATTCCGCACGGCTGGTGATGGGTTTGGCCCCGGCTGGTTGGCGGGCGCCTGCTGCCTCCCCGGCGACCTGCTTGGCGGGCTCTCTGGCGCCACCAGCGCTGTCGTACAGGTTGACCATGTAGCTCGCTGCGATCTTGGCTTGGAGTGGGTTCTGGAGCATCTTGCGCAGCTCCCCGAGTTCTTCCTCGGAGCCGTTCGCCTTGATGAAGTTTGCGACCTCACCCCACTGCTCAGGGCTGCCAGCGATGGCAACCACGGAAGCCTTGATATTCTCGACCTCCTTGGCGACCGAGTCTTGGTCAGCCTTGTACTCGCCTTCCAGCATGGCCACGAGGGCCGAGGCGCCGGGAACGCCCTTGGCTTCCAGAGCGTGCGCCAGCATGCTGAAGTCGCCTTCCATGGCGGCTGCTACGGCAGGGTGCTCGGAACTCAGGCCGGCACCGCCGATGATCTTCAGGCCGTAGTCAACCTTGGCGTTGCCCGTCTCGTTGTACTCGACCGGGCCTTCTTCCACTACTGGTGCCGGGGCGGCTGGCGGTGTGGCTGCCGGGGCCGCTGGTGCTGCGTTGGTCAGGTCCACGTCAACGACTGGGGCGGTTACTGCTGGTACGGTTGCTTCGATTGTCATGCGGCTTCCTGTTGCGGGATATTAGCTTGAGGTGGGACGGGCTGCTGAGCAGCCGCCTGTGCATCTTGGATCGCTTGCTGGCGCTGCTGAATCTCCGTGTTGGAGGCAACATACCGAGTCTTGCTAACGCCACGCCCTGCGGCGAAGTCAGCGATGATGTTGGACTCTTGCAGCATGAGACGCTGTTCCGGGTTGATGCCCGACAGGTTGGTCACGTCTTGCAGGAACATCAAGAGACGGTCGAGGTCAGCGTTGCGGCTGAGTGCATCAAGGCCAGTAACCACTACAGGAGTGATCGTGGTGCCCTTCAGGCTCAGGTCAATCTTCTTCATCAGCCAGCGAACCAGCGGCTGCTGAATGTCCCGGGACAGCCGGGAGTACACACCGCCGAGGGACTGCTCCAGCTCTAGGGCTTGAAGTCGAATCTCTTCTGCGGTTACTCGCTCAGCTTGGCGGGTGACTGCGGAGTTCATCAGGAAGCCGGCGCCGACGCGCTGCTGGTACACCTGACCAATCTGCATCACGGTCGCAAGTTGCTGACCAATGTTCGCTGTTACCAGCGTCAGGTCGCCTGCTACGCCGGGAATGACTTCACCGTTCTTGCTCTGTGCAAAGTCCTCGGGTCGAGTAATCCCACCGGGATTCTGGAGCCAACGGAATTGCGACGCCAGCACGGCGCCATCAGCCAAGGATTCGGAAGTCGTTTCGTAAGTGGCGAAGTCGTTGTAATACTCTTCGACGCGGCTCACGCCGTAGTCAGAGCGCAGCGGCAAGCGCCACGTCAGCGGACGGTACGGGCATTCATCCCGTTCCCATGTACCACCGAACTCGCCGTATGGCAGCTCGATGTTGTCCACCCACTTCGTCATCCGCATCTTGCCCTTGAACATCTTGATCCACGTATAGACCTCATGCGTGTGATCGTCAGGGTACTGGGAGCCAACGAACGACAGGTGCGGCAGGACTGCTGGTTCCAGCTCGTTGCGGTACATGCACTGCTTAATCACAATGCTGAGCGGACGGCCCTTGCTGTCTCGGCGGCAGACGTACTCCCGGATCGGGATCGCTGCAATAGCGTCCTTGTCCGACAGGTCCATCAGCACGTCGCCGGCAACGACAAGGTGGTTCGTGATTTCGTACAACACGTCGCGGGCGCCGGTCATTTCCAGCTCCAGCGTTGCGTCCCGCTCGCCACCGGCAAGGATGTCCGTCAGGTCATCCGTGGTGATGCCCATCTTCTCGGTAAGCTCCATCGCATCGCGCTCTGGAACTGCCAACCGGAAGAACGGGCGCTGCGGGAACATCGCCATCATCAGCTTGTTCACCAAATTGGTGACTGCTTGTGCGCCGAACGAAGTTGTACCGTTAGTGAGGGAGTCTTGCCCGGAGTCGAAGTTCTCGTCCGTGCAGACACTTGGTAGGGTCACTTCTGCTAGTCGCTCGACCTTGTCCAGTTTCCCGGATCGCTTTGCGTCAAGGTGTGCCCATTCGCCACTAGCTGTGCGCCAGTCCGTCACAGACGGATGCTACCCGAAGTAGAGCTGCCACCAACGCTGCGGCCACCACTCTGGTAACGCTTACGGCGGGATGCTGCTGAGTCGTCTTCAGCGGCGCCCAGCGACAGGTCCACGGTTGGGGCAGTCGTGATGCCGTCCATGTTCTCTTGCGCTGCGGCTTGCGCCTGCCGGGTTGCGGCGTCCAGTGCAGCAGCTTGTGCAGCGGATTGCTGTGCGGCGCGGCTGGAGTCTTGCAGTACAGCGGTCTGCTCACGTTGAGCGGTCGCTTCGATGTTGGCGGATTCGATTGCCGCCTTGGCGTCGGATTCAGCAGCACGTTTGGTTGCTGCGCCGGTCATGCCGTCCAGTGGGGATTCGTTACCAGCAACGGCGTTGCCGAGCGGGTCATCCCAACCACCGGGTAGATCTTTGGTCAGGAAGTTCGCCTTGTTGACGGTCTTCACAACTTTCTTGATAAGCTTCTTGCCACTGCCCATGCTATACCTTCTTGCTGACGATTGAGGTTGCGTGTTCCATACCGAGGCTCGTCATGTACCGCAGCATGGCTTGCTTGCGAGGATTCGCCAGCATGCCTATTTGAATCTCGTTGGCCTCCGAGGATTTGGCTAGAGCTTCCAGCGCTTTGATGTAGTCCGGCATATCCATCTTGTCGAACCGTGGGCCTACAACTTCCTCGACGATACAAACGTCAGGGCTATGCCACGAGGACTGCACGTCCACTGCACTTGCCCAACTAGGCCCGATGAATGGGAACAGCTCCCCTTTCTTCATCAGACCTTCAAGGTGTGCCATGAGCACAGGCATTTCGTAAACACGCTTGCCTTGCTGTACCATCCCCTGTCGGTTTGTGGCGAGCATCTGTACCCAGCTCAAACCGTACCGACGCATGAAGCTGCCGTAGTCCAGACGCTCCTTGAGGATGGTGTCGTTAACCCAGCGGAGTAAGTAGAGTCTATCGTCCAACTACCAGCTCCTTTTCGAAGTGTCGCAGAGCGAACTGAATACCTAGCTTGAATGCTGGATCATCAGTTGCTGAGAGGAAGGCATTGCCAATCTTACTTAATACCTTACTGTCATATACTATATAGTCTATAGCTCCAACAGAGTGTCTTGGTTCTTTCTGGATAGATAGAGCTTCTACCTTGTCCTTTAGTACTCTGTTCTCACGATTGAGTGCTACTGTTCTCTTTGCGGAGACTTTCAACAGGCGCTTAGTGGCGGCGAGTTCTGCTTTGAGTTTGCGGTTAAACAAGCTTCGATCCTCTGGTAAATGTTTCTCTTACCTAGAGGGCGGCAATTACTTACACGAAGAAATACGTGCTCTGCAATACCACCTTCAGGTCTAAGTTTCCGGGTAGTGGGAGCACACGGCATCTGAAAGCCCCGTGGCGCTCTGCGAAGTCCTTCAGTGGGTCCGTGGCCTCATACATTTCCACAAACGTCTCACGCAGGATTCTGTGCAGCTTCTCGACCATCGGAGCGGGGCAACCGTAGTCATCGTGGATCAAGGCAAGGCCGGACAGCCCTTCCTCTCTGGCCCGCTTCAGGAACAGGTGCATGTGTGCCGCATCGCAGCTATGTACGAAGTTCGGGGCTATACCATTCCTGTGTTGTCGGGTGTCGCCAATCTCCCCAAAGCCCTGAAGCCTGATCTTGATCTTGCGGCCCGACGCCATCCGGGAGTCCACTTGGATCGACTCCACTTTGTTGTACCGCTGCGTCACGAGGAAGCCAGATGGGCTTCGCCAAGAAAGCGAAGCTGGTACGTCTTCTGCTGGCCCAGCCATGATTGCATCTGAGGCGTTTTGCAGCCATTCCATAGCCTCCCGGCCCTTGTGTACCACTTCACCGATTCCGTCCCACACACGGAAGCTCAGCCACGTTGCTGCCCTATTGCGCTCACGCTTCTCAAACTCCGGTGCAAGGTTCTTGTCCAGATACTCTTTCTGGATGAACTCGCTAGAGCTGAAGCGTGTGCTGCCGTAGGGCAAGGTCATGACGGATCGCTTAACCAACGAACGGCTGAGAGCATGCTGCTTCCATCTTTCCGCCAAACGATGCTCGCCATCACACTCGCTCGCTCCGACGAGTCGTTCAGTTGCTGTGGCCACTTCCGCGTAAATGTCGTGTTGGTGTGTATCCGGAATGAGATTTGTGGCAGCACCGCCCACTTCGTCACGTAGCATCGCTGAGTAATGCTGTAGTCCGTTGCAGCTCCCGTCTTGGCCAAGAGGGAGGCGAGTTCTAAATTCATGTGGCATAGCCCGCCAACTTGCAAACTCGAAACACCACGCAAGAAAGCTGAAAGGAGCGTCTGCCTGCGTCCAATCTCGGTTGCTGATAGGGTCAGCAGCGATTCCGCAGATTCTGTCGACGTTAGCTCGTACCCAATCCACTCGGGCTCCAAGTGGGACTTTGTCTTCGCCCCAACGATTCGCGCCAGCAATGCAGAACCAACGCAGCGCAGCGCTGTCAGTAATTTCAAACTCATCATCCAGCTCCAAGAGCGCTTTGCTCAGGTCATTGCCTTGCGGCGAGATACCTCGTGCCGAGGCGTAGAAGCGGCCCCGGTAATCCGCCGTGTAGACGAACCAGAGCGGCTGCCCTTTGAACCGGTTTGCCATCAGCAGCGCCTCGTTCGTGCGCCCTGACTTGCTGCCCCGGATCTTTGTGTCTGTGTGCCACTCGCGCTTCTCGGCGCACCACTCCTTGAATTCGACCTTCTGATACTCGTTCATCATGTCGAACTTCATGTCCGGGTTGTCAGCCATCCAGAGTGGCCTGTCGGGCGCTTCAGCTCGCTTGTCTGACACGAGGATGTCTTGCACGTCAAACGCCTTGTGAGCGACTTCAGCGACCTCCAGCACCCGTTCATTGACTCGCCACCGCGTCTCCTGAAGCATGTTCAGGGCGTCCAGTACAAAGTCCGGGACCACGTCGTCATCCAGCATCACAGAACCACGGATCATGGTCGGCTGTATACGGCGCATAGCGTCGGTGTGGAAGCCTCCGTCGTTCGGGGCTACCCAAGGCTTGGGCGGCTCCACGCACGGCATCACCATAGGCATCAGGCCCGCTACGAAGCCCTTGATCTGGTCGACCACCTCAAGCGCCGTCTCCGACAGCCTGATATGGTTCGTGGTCTTCTTGGCGCCAGTCCGCACAAGCACGATGTCGATGAACCCCATGTCGGACGCCAGACCAATGAGCAACTGCCCAACGTCCGCTTTGTCCTTACGGTCCCAATGTGGCAGGACAATGCCATCCTTCCGGGCACTGTCCGTAAATACTGCGAGCTTGTGGCGCTCGCTCTTTGTCATCCGGCGCTCAAAGTCCTGCACCAGTGTGTAATACAACTCGCTGTTGACGCCTTGGAAGTGCTTCAGCAGCGTCTCACCGTAGACCGTGCGCCCTAGGGTCAGGGCGCCCTGGCTCATGGTGACATCTTCAGCAGTCAGGCAGACGTCCATCAAACCACGGATCGTCAGGAAGGCCAGAGCCAAGGGGTCTTGCTCTCTCAGCAGCCCCTTGTTCTTGGCGGCTACACCACGGGAGAGCTTGTTCGTATAGAGCTTGATGCCGTCTCGCAACGGCAGGATGTAGCGGCGATACAGAGCTTGGGCATACGGGTTAGTGTCCGCAGCGCCCTTCTCTTCGTTCTCACGGAAGCGGGCAAGCGCTTTGCGCCTCCCGCCGTCCGCCATGTCGTGCTCAAGCTCAATCTGATTCATGCTTACTCGCTGGGTTCTGTCTTGTCATCCCGTACACGTTGGTACACGGGTTCGCGCAACTGCCCGTCAGGAGTGATGGTCAGTGCGTGTACTTCCACGATCTTGCCCACGAAGCGCTCAGGGTTGCGCCGGTCATCGTTGGTCAGCTTGCCGCCGCCGATTGGCACCACGTCGCCGCGCCATTCCACCAGCGGTGCGCCGACCATGCCAGCGAACTTGCCCTTGCCTTCCACGAAGCCTACGCACTTCAGGTCAACGCTGATCTTGTCCTTCAGCTTCAGGGTGCGGCCTTCGCTGTCGTCGCCAGCAACCCAGCCCGCATTGCGCTGTTTCTTCATGTACCCGTCCAACTGGTACAGCAGGCCGTAGGTCTTGCGGATGTGCTCGACCATTTCAGCCAGCGTAGATACAGCCTCGGCGCACGGGACCAGCTTCACAACCTCGCTGCCAGTACCGACCAAGCGGCAGTCGTTGTAGCGCTCGGTATACGGACGCTCGCTCACACCGAGTCGGAATTCCTGCAACGTCACGCTGTCGTACAGCCACGCCTCAAGGAAGCCTTCGGCCTTGGCAGCACCACGGCGGAACTCACCGCTGACTTCAGCGAACGGCGTATTGCTGTGCCACGCTTCCGCGAAGTACACCATGTTCGGCGGGGAGCTGTTCTTAATGGCCTCCGCAACGTGCGGCATGCTGAAGCATTCCTTGCCCTCCCGGCTGAAGATGCGAACGATATTCACGCCGACGAGGATCATCATGCTGCAACCGTCGTGCTTGGTCTGGTAGATCCAGTCCGACTCTGGCAGCAGCTCTAGAGCCTTGTTGGCCTTGGTGCTCAGCAGTCGGGTTTCTTTCGGCTTCTGCACGTAGATCTTGCGGTCAGGAAGGGACATTACACTTCACCCGCTTCGACTGCTTCGGTGTAATCGCGGATCAGCTCCGCCTTCTGTTCTTCGGTCAGCTCCTTGGAAGCCAACACAGTTGCGTACACCTCGTCGGCGTAGTCCCGGTTCCCGGTGTCTACGGCACAGCTCAGCAGGTCAGACAGTTGCGAGTACGTCGATTTCATGCAGTTACCTTACGAAGAAGAAGGGAGTCCGTGTCTTTGCACGGAGTAGGGCGGTCGTCAATCAGCTTGTCGTTGTGCTGCGCATCGACGATGATTGCAAGGCACGCCATTGCATGCCCAAGGTTGTGGATCAGGGAGTCAATTGCCAGCTCCTGCCCGCCGTCGTACCACTGGTCGATGTGCCGCTTGGCGGCGTCGATGTAGACAGAGGCGGCAACGCCGGTCAGGCGCCAGTTAGCAGCGCCGTACTTCGCCACACCATCCTCCAGCGCCTGATTCACCACGATGGCGGCAGGCAGTGGGAGTAAGCGCAGCGTGTGCTTCTTGGCGCCCTGTACAGCCTTCGGGTTCCCGTCGGCATACGTGGTCGCGGGTTGGGCAGGCTTAATTGGGTCGGGAGTGGGTACGTCGCGGTGGTGCTCCTTGTTACAAACGGGGCAGCCCACACCGTCCACGTAGCGGTAGTTATGCGCGGTACAGACGCTGAATGTTGCAAACATTACAAGCTCCCATTCCAGCGGCCCTTACGGTTCAGTACCATCGGGATCAGCGTAGGCCGACCGTCAATGATGATCGTGCAGCCCAGCACCGGCTTACGCAGGGAGTGCTTACCGTATGCAAACGCATAAGCGTCTTTGTCGATCAGGCAGCCGCCGTACACGCCCCAGTACAGATGCGCAGACGATGCGGTGTACTCCACGCTGAAGTTGCCGTGGTGATGCCCAACTACGAGGTTGCATGCGTTGTGTGCAGCGTCGATCAGGATGGCGCCTGACGCTTGGTGCTTGAACAGTACGTCGCCCATCGGGGTCTTGACGCGCCAGCTCTCTGCCCAGCTCCAGCCATCACCGCCGCCATGCGGGAACACGACATCGCGGTACGTGCGGATCAGTTGCACCGGCAGGCCGTGAGCCTTGGCGCGGCGGAACGTCATGCTGCCGTGGTTGGAGTCGCAGATCAGTTGCTCCGGGAACACCTTGGCCAGCTTGTGCAGCCACTTCTTACCCTGCTCCAGTTCGCGGCCTGCGCTGTCCAGATTCGGGTCACTGTCGTGGAAGCTCATGGCGTGGAAGTCCAGCTCGTCACCGGCGTTCACGGTCAGGTCAATCGGGAACTTCCGCTTGACCGCTTCAAGGAACTTGAGCGCATCGGGATGCTGGTACGGGGCGTGCTGGTCCGGGATATGTAGGATGCACTTGTACACTTGATCCGGGTTGAAGCGTGCGTCGAAGGTCAGCGGGATCTGCTGATCCAGTTGGCGGTCCTCCTTCAGTTGGCGATCCGTCTTCGCCATGTTGCCGTCGTTGTCGATGAACAGTTGACGCCAATACTTGACGTTCTGTCTGGTCACCGCAGTCTTGCCCTTCTTGCTGTAGGCTTTCGCTGCCGCAACGTTACACTCGTTGGCAGCAAGGATTTCTACGTGTTGGGTCTTGGTGAACAGTCGCATTAGGGAGCCGCGCATTAAACAGTAGCCTTTGTCGATTTCGGGGAGGATGTAGCGCGCTTCTTACGGGCAGTAGCGTTGCGCTTCAAGCGCTTCTCTTCTTCCGTCAGGAACGTAGGGTGTAGGTAGCGAGTTTGCGGGAGCTTGTGGCGCTCGATGTAGGCGCCGGCCCCTTGGAGGAAGGCAGCGAACTGAGTGTCGTCGCCCAAGCCGTAACGCGCTCGGTTGTTTTCGAGGACACCCAGTAAGCTGTTGCAACTGCGGTGCAGAACGCCGCGCAGTGCGCCGTGCTTGTGGCAATGGTCCAAGACGTCGTTGTCTCGGGCTATCGTCATCTGACACACGGCGCACAGGCGGCCTTGCTTAGCTAAGAGCTGCTGTCGTACTGGTGCAATCTGTGCGGTTTTTAGCTTCAAGTTCTAGTACCTGATCCTTCGCCGCTTTGATGCGGTCGCAGACAGCCCACGCCCCCATAAGCAGGTCGTTGTAGTTGTCTGTGTTCTTATCCAAGCGCAGATGCTCAAGGAAGTTCAGAGGGGATGCCGCAGGGTCACGACGCAGCCACAACAGCATGAGCTGCTCAGCCAACATTTCGCCCCACAGACCGAGGTACTTCGCGCCGTAAAGCTTCGACACCACTTGGAAAGCTTCCTCGTCGGACGTCGCGGCTTCTAGGAACTTGATCGCGGTCTTCTCTCCCATCAGACCGTACTTCCCGTTGGGCTTCAAATACTGCGGCAGGCCCGGAATGTCGTCCACTGAATCCCCCTGCAAGGACTGCTGCCAGAGCCAAGCATGCCCATACAGCAGGCCGTCGTGGTCCACGTGGGAATAGGCTTGCCAGTCTACCGTGACCAGCATGTAATCCATCCAGCCTAGGTGCAGCCCGCCGTACTGCCGCATGTCCTTGTCCCGGGTACAGGACACGATCAGCTCCGGAGTACCCTTCGTGTGATACGTGTACTGCAACAGCGCCATGCCGTCGTCCGCTTCTCGGTCGCCCCAAATGTAGGGCTTGAAGTGCGGCCCGTCGTAGGACTCCAGCCAATCGCGCAGTGCCTCCCAGTTCTTGGGCTTGTTGCCGGAGCGCTTGCCCTGATACGGCTTCACGGAAGCGATCAGATACCGCTCCGCTTTGTTGGAAGCCATGCCAGTTAGATGCAAGAAGCATTTCTCAGCGCCCGCCATTTCTTTGAAGTTGAGGATTCTCCGCAGAGCATTAGCCCGTGCAGTGTCGATGGTTGTGTCATCGTTACCCGCCATGAAGTAAGCGAGGTAGTCACCATCGACTTGCAGCACGCGCCCCGGCACCACGTCAGGAATCAACGTCATCGGCATCGGGGCTTGATCTGCGGCGCTTGCGATGGCCGCTGCCATCCAGTCGCCGGGGGCTTCCATTTACGCCACCAGATCTGCGAGTGCATCAGCCTGTGCTTGCTCGTCCGGCTGTGCCGCCGCAGTGAGGTCAGCAACGACTTCTGCGGTAGACGCTGCCAGCTCTGCGGCGTCGGTTTCAGGCAGCTCCAGCAGAGCGTCCTCACCGATGATGTCAGCCAGTGGGGAGCCGGCAAAGTTAACGGCTTGCAGGATCTTCTGCTGGATCACGTTCTTGGAACGCTCCGGGTAGATCACGGCCTTGGTCTTCTCGTCGATCTTGGCCGGGTAGGTGCCGTCGATGTACAGCGAGTCCCACATTTCCTTGCTCGGTACGTCCCACAGGAACAGGCGGAAGGCGCTGTGAACAACAGGCTTCGGAATCGCCATGCTCTCGCCTGTCGCCGGGTTCTCGACCACTGGGGCGTTGAACACGTAGCCGTTCTGCTTCTGCTTCAGGGAAGCGTACACGCGGTCGCCTTCCTTCTTCGGCACACTATGCTCGATGCGGCTGATGAAGTGCTTGCCCAGCAACTGCGCCATGTGCGTTGCGCTCTTGTCGTAGTTCAGCGCCTTGAAGATTTTGTAGAACCACGCCTTCTCGTTCAGGCTGTGCGGAACCTCGACGGTCAGGCGCTCCGGGTAGAACTTGCCTTCGTGTTCCTTGGCCTCGTGGCCCTTGCCGCTGATTTCGAAGATCAGGTCAACCAGCTTCACGTCCTTGGCAGGGAACTTGATTGGGTCGAACTTGCTGGCCGGGACGTGCTGGATGCCCTTCTCGATGTAGCCGACGAGGGTGACGATGCACGGGCCTGCTGCTGGTGGGACGTATTCACCGCCACCGCCGCCAGTCTTGGCAACGTTCATGTCTGGTGCGATGGCCGCTGCTGCTGCTACGGCTGCGTTGATGTCGAATGCTGGCATGTTCATAGTGTTATCTCTCACGTTGGTTAAGCGGCCTTCTGGACGCCTTGGGTTTCGTATTGCTTGATGTAGCGGTCGTACAGCTCGGGCTTGATCGCATCAGACAGAGCTTTGACGTTTGGCACCTTGTCCTCGATACTCATGTTGTACCCGTAGGTAGTCTCACTCGGCACCTTGACAGGGCATTCCCAGTTGAAGTACACCTCCATTAGATCAGTCGCCAGCTCCATGCAAGCGTGTATGACTGAAGCTGCCTCTATCGCCACCGAGCCGTGAGCATCTGCATAGCAGGCATCGTGTACTTGGTTGACAATCAGAGCCAGTTGACCCCAGTTGTCCCGACGGTAGAACTCCCGCACCATCATCCAGCAAGCGGCCTTCGCCCACTCGGCACCCGATCCCTGAACGATGTAGTTCTTGGCTTCGGTTGGCGAAAACGAGCTGAAAATCCCCTGCCGCTCCACTACGAACTTCGGCGCGCACTGCTCCTGATACGAGTAGAGTTTCCCATCCGGGGTTCTGTAGTAACCAATGCCCAACGGCACTTGCTTGGCGGGGAAGTCCGGGTGTGGCAAAACCTTCCGACATCCAGATTTCGAAGCAGTGATTTGGAGGATAAGATCTGCATAGAAGGTTTCCACTTCTGGGTAACGCATAGCCTCCGCCTCGATAAGAAGCTTGACTTCCTCCAATGGTATGCCGGTACTGTCGCTGATGGCTTGAGCGCCCGCACCATACGCACGCTGAAACGAGAAGTTCTTTGCCTTGGAACGCTTCGTTACCCATTCGGGTATCTCGTCCACTTTGCATTTCTGGAACGCCTCTTCGTAGGTAATGCCCATCGTCGAAGCAACACGACTGACGTGCATATCCAGACCAGCAATCAGGTCGAGGATCAACTGCCTGCACTTCGTGATGATGGCTTGGACGTAAATCTCCAGTGCCGTGAAGTCCGACTGGATCATCTTGCCGTCCGGGCCAAAGCGACTGATGAAGACCTGCTTGATCTTCGACTTGTCGCCCTTCGGGATGTTCTGCATGTTGGGGTTGGACGAGCTGAAGCGGCCAGTGACCGTGCTCGTCATGTTAATCATGTGATGGATCAGACCATCCAGTTGGATCAGCGTGAGCATGCCCGTCGGGTTGCCCTGCTTGTCGTCACGGATGAAGTACGTGCCTAGATCCTTGTCCACCTTGGCCCGCATGGCGAGAGCTTCCAAGAAAGGAATGCCTTGGTTGCCAAGCGCTGTGATAACTGCTGCGCTAGTCTGATAGACACCTTTCTTCGCAGTCTTCCATTGCTCACGTGGTTTGGTTACGCCGCTGAAAGAGTACGTGCGAGTTTCGATCCTCGTCTTCTGGCCGCGCTCGATGTCCGGTACGGTCATCTGCTTGGTCTTCGGCTCCCCGGCGTTCTTGCCTGTCATGCTGTAGAGCAAGACGGGTAGCTCTGAGCTGTTGCTCAGTAATAGGTTGTTGTACTTGTCGCATGAGATTGTGCTCCCGTCAGCACAGAGATAGTGCTGCTCTTTAAGTTGGAAGTACACAGGGTTCAACTGCTCGTCGAACAACGGTGCCCGCACATCGTAGTTAATGTCGCCGCCGAAGATCAGCGCTGACAGTTGGTCACGGCTGCCCCAGTTGAAAACGAACGGCAGGTCCGCAGGCAAGTGCCCTTCAAGCTCAGTCAGCAACTGCGCAAGCTGATCCTCCAGCTCACCGGCCAGCTTGAACCCCAGCTCCTTGTCCACCATCATGCCGTTCTTCTCGGCCTCAATGGTGTAGACCAAGGCGCCGTTGTTCAGCATGATGCTGCGCTGCTGCCCTACGCCCTTGGCTGCTACGATCTGCCCAAGGAACGCCTTGCGGGTGTTCGTGATGTCGCCCGGCAGGTACTCCAGCATGATGTCGTCAGGGATGTCTTTGGTGCAGATACCCGCAGCCCACATTTCCTTGACTTGGTCCGGCTTCAGCACGCCACCATACTTCGGGGCCACCTCGTCCAGCGACAGCATCTGGCTGCTCTGCTCCATCCCACGCAGCAGGTACTCCGCAAGCTGCACGTCCCACAGTTGCCCGCCGTCAGCGATCCACTTCTTGTAGACAGCGTAGCTCACGTCGTCCTGTGCAATGGCATGCAGGATGTCGAACTTGATGTTGAACCCAACGATCACCTTGACGGTTGGGCGCTCTTGCAACCACTTGGCGAACCAACCCTTGGACTCTTCCTTGGACTGATAGCGAGTCGTCTCGACCGCACCGTTGCCCACCGCAGAGCCAACCCACACAGTCCAGTTCTCTGGATCGAATGCGTTGGCCTTGCGCTTGAAGCTCTGCTTGATTGTCGTTTCAAGATCGAGTGTGGCGAATGTCATTTGCGCTCCAAGAACTTACGCAGCGCCTTCTTAGCGTGCCGGCGTTTGCGGAACCGGCCCAAGTTTACTGCGCTGTCCTCAGTCCATGTTGTTTGATGGAACCCGTGGGCCACCCACTCACCTGTGTATGAGCGGTACACGCCTCCGTAGCTGTGACCCGGCCCGCAGCCGTTGTCTGTGCCAAACAGCCCACGCTTGCCGTCGTTGTTGGTCAGTGTGACCTTACGCTGAGACATACCTTCCTCCTGTCGCGTCCATCATCATCTGAGCACGCGGCGTTTGCGGGCGTCCCTCAAGACGCAGTTTGTTTTTAGTCGTGCCGATGAAGCGCATCGCCTCAAGGCTCGGGTCGTTGGACGTACCGATGGTGATAATAAGATCTGCTGCGCCTTGCTTGCCGGTCTTAGAATCCTTGAGCATTGGCAGTGTCGGGAAGCATTCCCCATCCCCGTCAGCGCTGATCTGACTGGTGGCGATGATCGGACAGTCGAAACGTACAGCCAAGTCGCGGCCCCACTGATACATAGTCTCAAGTATCTGGTCCGTGCGCTGCCCGCCATTGCCAATCTCACCGTCGAATTTCACGTTGTCAATCATGTCGAATACCACCAAACCCGGTGGGAAGTTCTTGAAGATTTCTTCCACCTGCCACGACTTGAAGCCGTGGATGTCCACTACGCTGATGGTAGTGCGGTGCCCCTTAATGACGGCCTCGTAATCAGTCCACAAGGTTCCAGCAGCTTGCTTGGCCACGAGTTCAGAAGTTTTGCAGCCAAACGCGGACTGTACGATTCGTTTAAGAATGCGCTTACCCGGTCCCTCGTTATTGAGCCAGATGATGCGTCGCTTCTCTGGCTTGTCGTGGTACACAGCATCGAGCTGGGCAGCCCAGTCAGTGCAGAGGTCAGTAAGCGCTGTTGTCTTGCCCTTGTCCGGGCGTCCGGCAAGGATAACGAAGTCCCCACCGCGAAGAGGCCGGCAGGTGGTCTGCAAACATTCCCAGCGCCACTGGAATCCGTCGTTGCGCAGGTCTTCGTCGAACAGGCTTTCGTCAACTGGCACCCACGGCAAGTTGACCTTTCGCTGCACGTCATTGTCGTAGTTCCCCAGCAGGTCGCGGACCCGCTTGTTAAAGTCAATCTCTTCGCCGCGTTGGAACTGCTCCATCGCGTCAGAAATAGCCTGAGCCAAGTTCGTTTCGAGCAACCGACCCATGAGCATCTGCTCAGCCAGCTCGTCCGGTTCACGGGCAATCTGCTTGAACATCTGCGCATAGATCGCCGCTTGTTCTGGTGACAGCTTCGGGTGTGCAACCATCGTGAACCACGTAGAGAACTCCCCACCAACAGGGATGATCGCGCAGTCCGGCACATCAGCGAAGTACTTCTTATAGTCATTAATGACGATGGCCGTTTGCTGAGATAGCGCACGGCTCTCGACTACACGGACCAGCTTCTGAAACTTCTTCCGATGTTTCATCATTTGCAACAGCGTGATATCTAAAGACAACGTGTGCCTCCTATGCGTTATTGGGTCGAGAGTGACCGAGTCGCGCCATGCGGGCATACCGCTGGAGCTTAGTGATTCTGGCTAGCGTCGAAGGCCGCGTCGATCCGGGCCGCAGATGCGGCTGCATCGTAGCTTGCTCGTGTTTCCGAACCTCTGCCGATATCGCCGTATTCAAATGGGATAGATAGCATTTCCCTGATACTTGCTTTCGACTGAAACTTAGGATCGCTCGCAGTGTTAATCTGCCGTACGACTTTGCCAACCAAGGCGAGCTTGGCACGAACGTCTTGCGCCGCACTGCGACCTGCGGCGTCGGGATCAAGCCACACGCTAATCTCATGTTCATTAAGTAAATACTCCCATATCTTGGGTAGCAACGAGGTTCCCATTAAGCACAAGGCACGAAACCCTGCCGTCTGTATCTTGTACGCAGACAGTAAATCCTCGACCAGCACAATCCCTTGCCCAGTCCCAAACACAGGCACGCAGCTTTGCCTGCCGCCCGGCATCGAAAGGTACTTCGCACCAGTGGACGTAAATATTTGGCGTGCTTGCCAGTACACTAGTGACCCACGCATAACGACGGGAATCACCACCCTCCGCGTCGCTTCGTGGTAGTAGAAGCCCCCTGTCTGTATTTCTTGGTGCGACAATCCAGCCTTGTATAACCATAGTCGTGCCTCCTTTGGCCACAAGGCCAAGTCGTAAACCGCAGGCTGCGGTGGTCGCCGGTCAGCCTCCACGGCTTGGTCAGCGGATTTCGCTTGCGCTGCCTTCGCTGCTCTCTCTTCGAGGGTCGGCAACGCTTTGAATAGTGGCGGGAGTTTCCCGCATCGGTGACAGTACGCGCTGTACACCGTCTCATTATGGAACACAACGAGGCATAGCCCCGGCCCGCAGTCGTGTGCAATCTTCTTGCTCCCGCCTACAGGCAGGGCCATTGCCGCGCTATGCCATTCCATCAGTGCGCCTTCTTGATGTTGCCCTTACTTGTGATGCGGTGCGTCGGCGGCTTAACGCACAACGTCCACTCACGCTTGAAGTCCCGGCTTGGTGTGATGCTACCAATCCAGTCATTACGAACGATCATTGCATGCGCCGTGTCGATGTCGTGGCAGCACGCAACGTTCCCATGTCCGCCAGTGCGCAGCCGCACCAGCGTTTCCCGTGTGGCAGGTAGCCGCATCAGATCACCTTGGCAGTAACCAGAATGTCCACAATGTACACAGCGCTACCGCAGATCGCTGCCCACTTACCCAGTTGAGCCAAAGCAATTGCATTCATGTGTTGCTCCAAAATACTAGAAGGTCACGTTTGCCAGCGGTTACGCGCTCGCCTCTGTGTTGGGTTGTACGACCGAGGAAGAACATGGCGTGCCCGACAGGCAGCGTCGGCACGAACACGGGTCGCCCCAAACCGGGCGGGGCTGCGGATGTGCCGCCTCCCTCATGGTCAGATGATAGTGCGACGACTGCGGTGACCTCACTGTCCTCGTCGGTGTGCCAGTGCCCATGTGCGGTGTTCTCCGGTGTGTAGCGAGCGAACTGCACGCTGTCCAATGTCGCCGGCTTCATGCGGAACACAACCTCAGACAGCGGGATAACCAACTGGCTGAACAGCGTACGCAGGCTGGCATACAGGACAGGCAGGCGCTCACGCAGGAAGATTTCCGGGATCTGTGTCTCCGGGGTTTCTGCGTCGTTCACCTTGAACCGCATGCTGTCCGCTTGTTCGCGGAGCTGTGCGCAGTAATCAGGGTGCAGGAAGGGGAAGCTGTAGATGCCTTCGCCATGCTTCGTTAGCACGTCAAGGGCAGCTAGGCCGGACTTGTCTTCAGCCCACGACAGGCACGAGTATAGATGGTGACCACCGAACTCGTGCATCGCAGTAGCCAAGCGCTTCAGCGTTTCTACATGACCGACGATGTCGGGATGCAGTTGGCTAGCGTGCGGACACGCCAGCTTCTGGTCAAGCAGCATGGCCGAATCCATTACAGATTGGCGATCAGTGCGTCAACGTCAACCGGCGCGGCGTCGAGGGCGACTTCAAGAGCTGCGGTGTTAGCCGCGTCGGCGGTGGTCACTGCGTCAGCGGCGACGGTTACGCTGCCCTCTTCGGTCAGGACTTCACGAGCCACCACAACGGCGTCCTTCAAGCGAACGTCACGGATGCGCATGGTAGGCAGGCCGGAATCAACGATCACCTTCAGCAGCTTACCAGCAGGCGTCTCGACGACAGCAGCAACGGTGCCAGTCTCGGTCACACGGCCAGCGGCGCGGCCAAACAGGAAGCTCACGTCTTGGCCGACTTCGATGTTGGAAGCCAGCTCTTCAGCGGTGCGGGCAGTGATGTAGGTGTCGATGGCAATGCCAGCAGCGGTAAGCTTGTCGACCAGTGCGTTGAAGGCAGCGACCAGTTTAACTTCTTTGGCGTCGGTTACGATCACTGCGGTGCGTTGGGTAGTCATGGTGTAGCCTCTTGGTAAGAGAAGGTAGGATGGGGCAGGATGCCCAGTCTGTGCCCTCATGGAAGGCACAGGCGGAGTTTACTGACCGAAGTACTGGCGCGAGGTTGGGTAGTTCAGGCCCACGACCTTGCTAACGTGCGCCATGCCGATGCCGTCGGTGGTGGTTTCGATGCGGTCAATGCTGTAGCCGTCGACCATCAAGTCACGCACGTTGTTGGATGCGTCAAGCTTGGCGGTGCCGTATTCCTTCTGCTCATGTTCGCCGTGCGCCAACAGATCCAGACCCGGTGCCCGTGCCAGCAGGCCGATCACCATCAGGTCAGACAGAGTGGAGCGAGTCAGTGCATTACGTTTGTCGTTCAGGGTCAGCGAAGTGCGAGCAGTCATAGGAATCTCAGTAGATAATTCGGATTGGATATCGTCTTGGATCAGGATGTCAGCACGGGCGCCCATGCAGGCACGCCCTATGATTCCGCCGTTAAGCAGAGACAAGTTGAGTCACGGTCTTCATCATGGCGCCGGGACCGATCGGCATGATGTGGAACAGGTTGTTCGGGTAGCGTTCACACATGGACTTCTGCACCGTCTCGGCCATGTCATACGACGGGTACACTTCGGTCGGCGGGATCTTGGACTTTGGATTCCAGAGCACGAAGCCGCGCTCCTTGCCTACGTGGCACAGAAGGTTGCGCATGGTGGCCGGCTCACCCTTGCGGCTAGCTGCGCCCTTGGCAATGCTCAGCTCGCTGTTAATACCGTTGTACGCCCGCTGCAAATCATCCTTCTGCACCAGCAGGGCACGGCGCTCAGTGTCACAGGACTTGAGGCTGGTCTGCGACAGTTGCAGGTCTTCGGCCAGCTTGGCGTTGGCTTTCTCCAGCAGCTCAGCTTTGTACAGCACCGCCTGATGCTTGCTCACCAGTGTATTGCTGCTGTCACGGA